AGCATTAAAAGAACTAATTCGCATCTCAAAAGATGAAATACAACAAGAAAGCGCCAATATTGAAGCCGCTAAAAAGTCTAACGAAAAGATTCAACAAAGTGTGGACAGTTTAACCACTAGGCAAACTGCTTGGTACACGCAACAGGCTACAGATTTAGAGAAAATTGGCAAGGCCATTAATGAACTGCACAGTGTAGACATTACAAAAGAACTAGAACAACACACCAAGCTCAAAGCATATGATGAGCATAGTGCAAAAATTAAAAGTTTAAACAAAGAAAAGGCCACTTTAGAAAGTGCAATTATTCAAGCTGAAAGAACTGTAAAAAAATATACTACAGAACTTACAACATTGGATAATAAAACATGCCATGCTTGTGAACAACAACTGCATGACCACAAGCATGAGGAAATGACTGCTCTTGCTAATAAAAATTTAAAAGAGGCAACGACTTATTTTAATAAGGTCACAGCAGACCTAGCAAAAATCAACAAAGAGTTGACTGCAATTGGTGACATTAATGGTAGGCCAAAAACATATTACGATACTTTAGAAGAAGCACTAAAGCATCAAAACAATTTGACTACTTTAGAAAGTCAGTTGATTAAACGTGCTGAAGAAATTGACCCTTATCAAGAACAAATTGACGATTTACGCAATACTGCAATGCAGGAAATTACGTGGGATCATGTAAACGAGTTGACTAATTTAAAAGAACATCAAGAATTCTTGCTCAAGTTGCTTACAAGTAAAGACAGCTTTATTCGGAAAAAGATCATTGATCAGAACTTAGCATATCTTAATAATAGATTGACCTACTATCTTGACAAGATGGGATTACCGCATACTGTTGTGTTCCAAAACGACTTAACTGTGGAAATCACACAGCTTGGGCAGGATTTAGACTTTGACAACTTGAGCCGTGGAGAACGTAATCGTTTGATCCTAGGATTGTCGTGGAGTTTCCGTGATGTGTGGGAAAGTTTATATCAAAGTATCAACTTATTGTTTGTTGATGAACTTATTGACAACGGATTAGATGCAAGTGGTGTTGAAGGTGCGTTGGCTGTACTTAAAAAGATGGCACGTGAACGCAATAAAAACATTTATTTGATCAGTCACAAGGACGAATTAATTGGTCGTGTTAATAATGTTCTAAAAGTTATTAAAGAAAATGGATTTACATCATATGCAAACGATGTAGAAATTTTAGAATGAAAACAGGATTCACTTGCTCTACTTTTGACTTGTTCCACGCAGGACATATTATGATGCTCCGCGAAGCTAAGGAACAATGTGATTATCTTATTGTTGGGTTACAAACAGATCCAACAATAGATCGTCCAGAAAAGAATAAGCCAGTACAAACAGTATTTGAAAGATTTATACAATTAAATGCATGTGTCTACGTTGACGAAGTTGTAGTATATGCTACGGAAAAGGAATTAAAAGATATCTTGCTTTCTTACCCTATAGATGTTAGAATACTTGGAGACGAGTACGCACATAAAGCATTTACTGGACAAGAATTAGATATTGAAATATATTTCAATAAGAGAAAACACAGTTTTTCAACAACAGAATTAAGGCAAAGAGTAGTAGAAGCCGAGGCTAATAAAAATGGAACAAGATGAAGTTTTGCACGCCGAGCTTATGCAGGCGTTTAGCAAATATTTTAAAGCAAATCAACGATGGATTAATACAGGCACACGGATTGCTGGGCGAGAAGTTCGCTATTGGCTCAGTGAAATTAGAAGATTATGTAGCTTACGAAGAGAACATGTAAGAGCATGGCGTAAAGAATTAGATGAAATTAAAAAGCAAAAGAAAGAAATCCAAAAGGCACAGGCAACAGGCACAGACACAACTAACTAGTTGATGACATGGTATTATCAAGACACAATTATAGAAGAACTACCGGAAGATTGCGTAGGATTCGTGTACTTGATAACAAATGTCATCTCTGGTAGAAAATACATAGGCAAAAAATTAGCCAAATTCTCTAAAACATCATACAAAGTAGTAACACTTAAAAACGGTACTAAGAAAAAGAAGAAGATTCGCAGTAAAATTGACAGTGACTGGCGTGAATATTACGGCAGTAACTTGGAATTAAATGCAGATGTTCTAAAATTAGGCAAAGACAAATTCAAAAGAGAAGTATTATACTACTGTAAAAGTAAAGCTGAATGTAGTTATATTGAGGCCAGAGAACAATTCACCCACAAAGTATTAGAATCTAAAGACTATTACAACGGACAGATCAGCGTTCGTGTACATGGCTCGCACATTTTAAAATCATAGGCACAACAAGCGGTACAACGCAAGCGTCGGCTAAATTCGGACGCCCTAGACCTGGATCTCGGATCGCAGGGATGGAAACCTCTTGCCGCTAAGAGTACTCAATCACTATCCTTAACAGGACGAAGATGGGATATGCCTTCATAAACCCGTTTGATTGTTTGAAAATATTAAAAAAGGCTAAAAGATAGGGCAATGAGATAAAGCAACCCTAGGGTTATTATATGTGACAATAGATGTATAATAACTACCGTCATAAAGAAGACGTAGCTCGAGGTACCGGATGACCGCCTCTGTAATGCTATATTATTGTAATGGTGAGGCAACTCGCATAATGTTTCTTCTCCCGGCAACGGGAGAAGTATGGATCCACAATCTGCATAATATTTAAACTGCTTCGCAGTTAATAATTAAATACTTTTAGAAAAGAAAGAAATGTGTTTAAGTGAAGCGTAAGCTGAACGCAAACACATGTGAGCGTAAGCTCACATCAAAACAATAAATACCATATGAAAGTTCATGACATTATATCAGAAGCGCCAGGATTAGGTACTGCGATTAAAGCAGGAGTCAATGCCTTCAAGGCGGCTAGAACAAGTGCCCCAGCAGTAGCACAGACTGTGGCAAAGAAAGCAACATCTACCAGCATCAAATCATTAGATGATATCATAAAGATGACTCCTGAAAAATTAGCTAAGGTGCCTAAAGACGCATTAGAGCCATGGGGTAAAGCTGCCGCTGATGCAAAAAATTATAAGGCAATGGATAAGATTGCCAATGTTTTAGGCAAAGACACAAGAACAGTATATCAAAAGATTGCTCCAAATCTTATTGGTGGGAAATCCATAGCCCCAGAAGTATTGGCAGCTCAAGCTCTTAAAAGTTCATCACTGGCTGGAAAATCAGCAGACGTAGTAAAATTGGCAGCTACTCTAGAACTAACTCAAGAAACTGTAAAGTACTGGAGTCGTTCTAGCGACTTAGATAAAAAATTAGCGGCTGGTGAAATAACTCAAGAAGAATATAATAAACAACTACAACAATTACGTGGTCAATTTATTGTTGGAGTAGTTGCTCCATGGGCAACAATGGCAATATTGAAGTATCCAGCAAAACTATTAAAAATTGTTCCTGGTGCAATGAAACTAGTGGGATTTCCAAATGCCGCTGAAGTAATTTCAATCCTAGCCAAACGTGGCGCTCAAGTTGCGTTACTTGCATGGTTTGGAAGTGATGCTGGTAAAAAATGGCTAACTGATCTTGTTGGTGAAAGTTTTATTGGAGCACTGGGCGACATTCCAGCAATGGCTGGCCAAGTATATGATGTACTTCAAGCTGGCGCACAAGTTGCAACAGGCAATACTCCAGCGGGATTTACGCCAAGCAGTGACGAAGTTGGTGGCGGGTCAGGAAAATACATAGACCCATTTAAGGGTACTAGTAGAGAAGGCGGATTATAATAAAGGCAATCCGCTTTTTTTAGTTAACTCAATATTGTCTTTAATAACTTCATTCATTACAAGTCTATCGTCCCTAGTGTAAGTATGGAACAGATCTTGACTACTAACTCCCCCACGCATGTACCAGCTGATACGAAAGATTTCATCTTTCAAGTCTCTGATATAAAGGTCAAAACTTTTTAAGTATGCCTCTAGTTCAGAGTCTGGGGTATAAATCAGCCTCTGGCGAAAAAATTTGATTGATCCAAAGTGACTTCAACTTTAGATTCATGTCCGCAATTACTGCATTTTATATCTTGCTTGGGCATGTCCCACTGTGATTTGTTAGCTTCAAGTTTTTCTTTGATACGTTTAAAAAATTCCCTGTCGCTGTTTTTCAACCACTCATCAATCATTTCAGGATCATCAACAGTTTCATTGCCAATTTGAACATTTTCAATGCTGGTTAAAAACAATTCTATTTGCATTTCAGCAATGCGTTTGTAAATGTCGTCTTGTACTTGCTTCATTTGTTCATCGTCGCCAGCAGTTTCAGCTGTGCTTAACTGATATAACATTTTTTGAAGTTTGTAATTTTCCATATTAAACTTTGTAATCTCACTATACTTCAAAGGTCTAATATTAATTGTAAGATCATCTATTTTAATCTTGCCGTCAAAGTTTACACTGCCAAAATATTCAATAACTTTGCCAAGATTAACAATGAATTCATTTTCAGTACTGCATTGTGGACAAGTGTGTGTTAGTTCCATTTCGTCGCCGTAAGTGGCAACACGTATGGCAACCAACAATGCATCAACATCAATGCTGGGCATATCCCTGGCGTCTTTGATATATGGACAGCAACTTTCAACAACTTTAACTGTGGCTTCTCCGTTAAACAACGCATCTGGAGTTTTAAAAATAATTTCATCCATGCCAGTCATGCCAAAAATAGGTGCATTGTTGTGGTCACCTTGTAATGCTCCTTCGGGATAGAACAATCCCTTGCTAGGCAGCGATATAAAGACTTTTGGCTGTCTAAAATAT